ATGTTTAATTGACATATATCACACTGACCTTGTCTGAGGCGTTGCCGAAGACATAAATCAGATTCACGTTGTTGACTACGATGTCGACTGCTTGGTCTTTAGAGAGCTCATGGCCTCTGGAAGCGGTGACGTTGCTGTCGCCCACTCTCACCTTGTTTGTGTTCCCCGCCAAGGCTTTGACCGTCACAGTTTTGCAAGGAGTAGAGTTGGCTGTGAGCCGGGTTGCTGAGGCGGCTGCGGTGACATCGGCCAGAGTGCCTATGGCGGTGGCTGTTTGAAGAACCGTGGGCCAGCTTTGTTCCTCTGTTTTGAGTCCGCCTTCGCCACCAAGAGCCGCAGGCAAGCCAGCGGCGAGAAGCGTGGCCACAGCTGAATCAGGGTAGTCCGCGGGAAAGTTGTCGACGCCGAGGCTGGCGATAGGGTTCAGCTCTTCGACTTTTAGCCCCCCCGCGCCGCCGAGTGCTGCAGGCAAACCGGCAGCCAGCAAAGTCGCGACTGCGCTGTCAGGATAGTCGGCGGGAAAGTTGCTGACTTCTATCTCGGTGAGGGGGCTTTGCTCTTTCACCTTGAGAGCATCGCCGTCTAATGCGGATGGAAGCCCCGCTGCCAGAAGTGTGGCGACAGCCGAGTTAGGATAATCAGCAGGCCAATTCGTAACCTCAACTTCTCCGCCCCCGCCGCCGCCTTCCTCAACGGATACTTTCAGGTTTCCGGCAACAGTCAAAGCTGCAGGCAGGCCGCCGCCCAGAAGCGCTTCAAGTCCGTCCACGTAGCCGGCGATCAAAGCTAAGGTTGTCTGGGTTGCGAACCCCGTTATTGGGTTCTGCTCCCGAGTCTTCAAGGCATCTGTGTCTAGGGCCGTCGGTAGACCGGCGGCCAGTAGTGTGGCGACAGCTGAGTCTGGGTAGTCTGCGGGAAAGTTGCTCACTTCAATGGTGGAGAGAGGGCTTTGCTCGCTCACCTTGAGAGCGTCGCCATCCAGCGCACTGGGAAGCCCGGCCGCCAGCAGGGTTTCTATTTCTGTGGCTCGAACCTTGAGCTTGTCTGCGGTGAGTGTGCTTGGAAGGCCGCCTGCGAGTAGGCTTACCAAGATGGCGAGGGTGGCTGCGTCAGGGTAGTCGCTGGGAAATTCCTGCTCTCTGACTCTGAGTGCATTATCTCCAGCGACCTGCTGCAAGGGTGCAGCATTGGAGCCAAGAGGGGTGCGCTCCGTCGTGGTGAGGTCTCGAATATCCAGATCCGTAGCCTGAACCGTGATGGTTTCTCCGTCTAAGGTGACGATGAGATCATTGCTGGTCGTTTTCTGCTGCAGCGCCACGCCTTTAGAACCGAGAGGCGTGCGCTCTGTTTCCGTGAGATCGCGAATGTCTAGGTCGGTGGCTTCGACCACGTAGCTTGCAGGCCAGTTCTGCTCACTCACTTTCAGGGCTTCGCCGTCTAGGGCGGCCGGTAAACCGCCTGCCAGCAGCGCCTTGACGTCATCAAGCACTGAGTCGATTGCGGTGAGGGTGCTGTCAATGGTGGTGAGTTTGCCGGATTCTTTCGCCGGATCTGTGGGAAGGTTCTGCAGCTTCGCTAGGTCAAGGCTCCAGTCCCGAGCTGATTGGTCTTCGCCAGCAATCGCTTCTATGTCAATCTTGAAGCGGTCCTTGGCGGAGTCGTAGGCGAGCGCAGGGTTCTCTACGCTTATGGGAAGCGCAGCGGTCACCGTTGGAGTTTTCAGGGCGGCGCCCTTGACTTTGGTAACGTCGACCTGTGTCTCACTCATCGTTGATCAGCTTGAGCGCAGGCATCTTTCCCGTTTGGCGACTGCCGAGATGAGCTAAAATCTCAGACAGGGAATCGCCAGAGCTTCAGACGATTCGGGGATGCCTGCGTAACTATGAAGGTTGAGGCGAGGTTTGAGTTCTTCGGTCAGCCTCGTTTCTCGCCATGATGTACGACAACATCTCCGTGTAGTCGTACCACTTCATGTCGCAGCTTGTGCACTCGTAGAAAGGCAGGTCCAGCTTCCAGGGACCCATGTCAAGCTGTTCAGGTATGCGATCGGTAGTGCCGAGCTTGTGGCAGCGGGGGCAGGCGAGGCTCTCCATGCGTCGGCGGCCGCGTCGTTTCTTGGCTGAGGTTGAGGCGAGGGGCGCCGATGTGACTTTGGCCGGCAGCTTAGGATCTTCAACGCTCACGTTTCATTCGCTCCATGTCTTCTCGGGCGCAGGCTTTGCAGAGCAGCAGCTTGCGTCCTCGGGGTTTGCCGCAGCGAACACATCTCTCTGTCGCTCTGCTTTTCAGTCTGTTCGCCTTTTCTTCCAGCAGTGGTAGCAGTAAGGACCCTTGCCATCTATGTATTCGTCTTCTCCTTCAGGGATGGGGTCGCCGCAGGCTTCGCATTCCTGCTCGCTCACCGAACCACCATCTGGTCAGGAACATTGAAGAGCCAATAGGGCTGTTTGGTTCGACAGTCAGAGCAAAGATGCTCTGTCACAACGATGTGTCGGAGTGCTCGTGTGCCTATGTAGCGGACGGATTTTGTGGGGCGGTAGTGCTTGCCTGGCAGGAACGGTTTCTTGCATCTGTCGCAGATCAGAGGTTTGGTGCTCACTTCTTTCGCCAGCCGTAGAGGAACCATGCGACTGCCACAAGGATGGCGCCGTACCAGAAGTGGTGTAGGCCCGGTAGGCCGGTGGGGCTGAGCAAGCAGTAGAGCGGCTCATGTAGGTGCAGGACTTCTTCCCAGAAGTCCCAGATCATCATGACGAGCCCGATCCAGAAGCATGCTTCGATGATTCGGTTTCGGTTGTGTTCTTCTAGGAGCTTTTGATGCCAGCTGCGCCTTCGGTGGTAGTCGTACAGTTTGTCGACATCTCCAGGTTGATATTCGTCCATTACTTTCATCTACCTCTCTGTGTGAGAACGCGTCGAATCAGCTCGTAGGCGCCCAAGATCAGCAACGCAGGCAGGATTCGCACAAGCGCATAGCCAACAACCATATCCAAGATCAAGTGCATTTTCTCACCTCTCTATCCGAACAGATCCACCACGCCTAGCTCATGACCCATCTTCCTGGCGTGGTATGCGATCAGAGCGTAAACGAATGAATGATAAGCGTCGTCCGGTTGGCCTTCCGGATGCGTGTAGTGGTGATATTTCTTGCCGGCGACGGTTTCCTGCTCTTCCATTTCTAGGCACGTGAAGTGGTCGATGAGCCATTCAACGTCTTCGGGGCGTTGCCATGGTATGACTAGGCGAGGCGTGGGCTTTCCGTCTGGGCCGGTGCGTTTGATCACGTCCAGAGCGGTTTCGATCCAGAAGCTGCGGTCTGCGAGCAGGATCATCTGTGCGATTCTTTCGCCGGCCTCGTCGCGGTGCTTCATCTCGAGCGGAAGCTCGGGCCGCCTGATGTAGTGGCAGCCCAACACGCGGTCTGCGAACTTCTTCTGCAGCTCCGAGACTTGCACAGCGCCATAACCCATGTCAGCTACGGCCTGTTTCACGTTGAACAGGTTGATCAGGTTGCCGATCGTGGCGACCTGTTTCATTGGGTCGCGCTCGTCAAACTTGTGCACGTAGAGCAGGCGCCAGCGGTCCAGCTCGTCCATTGCCATGATCCAGATCAGGGTGAAGGAGAATTCTCCGCCGCCCCAGTCGATCCCGGCATACGAGACATAGGGCGCGTTGAGGGCTTGGAACATGGTTGACTCAAAGTCTCGGCACTCCATCAGGTCCTGCGTGATCAAAGGTTTCCTTAAGCCTCGGTAGAACAGGCCGAGCACTTCATTTTGGAAGAGGCGGGGCAAGTAGTGCGCACGCTTGTAGGGAATGCTGTTGACGTCTTCGGGCGGCAGCTTTGTGATCCACACGGCCATCTCCTGCGTCATGTGGTAGCCGCTGTAGCTGCGGTTTTGGGGTTTTTGAGGAACCCACGCTTTAGCGTCTGAGTCCCATTCCTTCATGTCGCTTTCCTGCCAGCGCTGGTCGAACTGTGAGCCTGCGTCTGAAGATGTGCCCACTATGACCATGCGGCCGAAGCTGCTGTGAGCCATAGTTTCTGTCAGGACTGGTAAGGCTTCGCTTGAAACGTCTTGGGCTTCATCTACGGCTGCGAAGTCTGCTGGTATGTTTCTTATGGCGCTGAAGTCTCCCCAGCCTGAGTACATGTAGCAGAGGGAGCCGTTGTCGAAGGGTATGCGGCTGATGGCCGGTTGCCCTTCCACGTCCTTAGACTCAATCACCACATGCCTGAGCACGGGGCTGTCCCAGATCGCTTTTCTGAGCCTGTCTCGACTGAAGCGGCTGACCTGATCCATTCGGGGCGCAGTGTAGATTGCGGTGGTGTTTGGGTTCGTGGTGAGCTGATAGAGAAGCCAGTTCACGATCCACTCCGTCATCTCCATTTGCCGGGCTTTGGCTACCACTACTCGCCGGTGCGGGTCTCGGTAGATCGGCAGGAGATAGTCGCGGTCTTGGAAGGTGAACGCTGCGCCTTTCAGGATGCGGCAGCGCAGGGCCCACTCAACTGGGTCCTGGTGCAGGGCTTCCAGAGCTTGGCTTCGCGCTATCTGCTCCTTGATTTGCTGCAGGTCCTTTTCTTGCTGCAAGAGCCTGTTGGAGACTTGCGATTGCTGCCTCATGCTCATCTAGTTTCATCCTCACGGCTGACAGGTCTAATCCGTACAGGCGGTCCAGATCCCGAGAGAGCACCGTGGCCGCTCTGATTGCGTGGACCTGCACAAAGCTTCGGTCCTCTTCGTTGCCTTTCTCATCGAACCGCGCAGGCTTCTCAACAATTTCCTGCAGCTTCTTGAACAGGCCTTTCTTTTCGTCCACGCTTTGAGCCAGGTCACGCTTGTACAGGTCGGGTTTCGTAGCCTGATCGATTTGGCGTTTGGCTCGCATGTCGGAGAGGTCGCGTTCTATGGTTCGTTGGCTGCATTTGAAGCCTAGGGTTTTGAGGTTTTGGGTTATGATGTGGGCGGGGGTGCCTGTGAGGTGGAGTTGCCAGGCTCGGTAGGCTCTGTCTTGTCTGGTTCGGAGTGGCGGGGTGGTTTTTTTGCCGTCATCTTTTGTGGGGGTTTTTGTCGGGGGTGCGTCATTCTTTGTCATGGGGGGCTTCCTTTGGGGGGCTTGGCTTCTTGTCTTTTTCTTTGAGGGTGAGTAGGGCTTGTCGGCGTTCGACGTCTTGGATGTATGCTACGATTGCTTCTCCTAGGTTCTGCGTTGACACTCTTAGGACGGTGTATTGGTCGAATATGCGTCGCTTTGACCGCTCTATGTTGGGCAGGTTTGTTTCAGGGGGAGCGTTAGACATGGGGGGTTGTTCCTTTGTTTTCAGGATATGAGGGTTATGCTCCACAAGTTTGGATGGATCTGTCGAGGTTGCTCGTCTTGGGGGCAGCCGCACCAGAAGAGCATGGAACCATCTCGGCGCTGGAGTAGCAGGGGCTGATTATGGGTGAGGCAGCGCAGGGCGAAGAGGGTGAGGAGCTGCTGCACATGGCTGAGCGAAGCTGTATATTGCATTATACAGCCGCCTTTGAGAGTTGTTGGCGGGTTTCTCGGGCGGATGCTCTCCAGATATCGTCCGAGGATAGGAGCAGCCAGCCTTTTCGCAGTAGGAGAGTGTGGCAGGTTGTGCAGTGCTTTTCTGGGCGGTCGGTGCAGGTGCAGCGAGTCTCTTCGGTGAGTGCGTTTCTGCAGAAGTAGCATTGAATTGACGTGGCTGGAATAGGTGGTGCCTTGGATGGAAGCGAGGAGACTCGATTGTAGCCTTCGGGAAGCCGGGAGCCTGGACGCCAGAGCGGCCCTTCCTCAGTCATTTCACGAACCTTGGGACTATGGCTGCGATGAGGGTGGCTATAATGCCTGCGATTACAAGGATGGTGGCAGTGTTGGTGCGGTGGTTCTCTATGTGCGTGTCGACGCGCTCCTGGTAGCGGGGGTAGCTGTCGCACATGGGCTTGATCTGTTCGCTGAGGGTGCGCACTCTCTCTGCGACGAGGATTAGAAGCTCTCGGTCGGGCAGTGATCTAACGTCAGGGTCAACAGTCAAGATCCGGTCCCATGCCGAGGCTATGTTTGTTTTACGATCACGGCCTCTGCTTGCAGGGGAACGGGTCCGGCGGGCACTTTGTCTCCTTGCTTGGGGCTCACTGCGATAGCTTTCGATGTATCTGTTGGGTTTTCTTCAACTTCGAACGTGATGTGTGCACTCTCCTGTCCGCGCACGCCTTTGTAATATGGCACGCTCCACCATGTGTAGGTTCCGGGTTCAAGGGTCTGAATGGACTCGTACAGGTTGCCGGTCTTGGGCTGCGTCTTTGTGTCCGCCAAAGCGTCGTCTAGATAGAATTCTACCTTGTCAACTTTCTCAGCGGGTGATCCGCCTAGGCCTGCGGCATCGTCTCCCGGAAACTGCTGCGCATCAATGTCCCACGCCATGTAGTACTGGATGGTGTACGGCGCCTTGCTAAGCCAAGTGTTCCATGACGTGATGCAGGCTACGGTGGCGGGGCCGTGCAGCAGCCCTTCCAAGAGCGCTCGGAAGTAGTCGCTGTGCGGACAGAAAAAGTACTTGCTGTGCGAGTCCATGGTCGGATCTTCGTTGTCGATGCTGAACACAAAGTCCTCTATGTAAGAGTGCTCTGCGAGCTCTCCTTGGCTGAGGCGCTGCTGGAAAGAGTCGCCGAACTGGCAGCTGAGGAAGCTGCCGATCCGGTTTCTCATGTTGCCGTAGTTCACAGGTTCAAGTAGCACATCTTGTCGGTATCCCGTGTACCTTGTGGAGTCTCCGTGGCCGGTACCTTCTATTCCTCGGACTAGCGAGGTGGCAGCGGTGGCTGCTTCAAACTGAGTTCGCTTCGCTTGGTCGCCATCAAGCTCTACGACTGAGAATCCAAGCTGCCTAGCGTATTCGCCTATCATCTTCTTGTTCCAGTATTGGCCGAAGCGGCATGCAGTGTCGCCCCAGTCGCCGTCAGGAATCGTGAGGATCTGTATTTCTTCTGGAAGAACGCGTCCTTTGATTTGCAGTGTCGGCAAGTCTGTGAACAAAGGGGCGACTGGCGGCTTTTTGCTGAAGATGCGAACCAGCTTCTTGCCAAGCGGTGTGCCCTGCACCATGTGCTCGTACTGTTCCGCTCGAGTGACGCCTCGGGCGGGCCACACGGATCCGAATAGGCCGGCGTTGAGGCTTGTGAGGCGGTCGCCTTCATTCTTCTCGAACTCTTTGTCGCCCAACTTGACGGGGTGCTTGCTGAAGTCTTTTCGGGTGGCTTCTTCAAGGTTTTTGATGGCTAGCTGCGTGGTCGGGTCAAGCTGCTCAAGTTCCTTCTGCGACAAGCCTTCTTTCGGCCGGAAGTGGTTAAACGCATACTTGATCACGTCGATGCCCCAGTAGCCAGATCCGATGATGCCAGCGAGAGAGACTAGATCAGGTTTGACGCTGCTCAGGTAGGCGAGCAGGCCGACTAGGCCGCCTGCGAACAGGTGGCGCAACCACTGTTTTGCGTCGGTGAGCACATCGTGGCTTTCAGGCGGCAGGATCATGTAGGCGACTCCGCCCAAGATACCTGCGCACAGTTCAATCAAAAGCGCGGTTAGTTGTGGATCCATGACTATTCGCCTCGTGCCTTCGCCAGAAACTCTTGAAGAGGCATGCGTTCACCTGAACTCGTGAGCACGGTGCCGTCCCACAGAAACATGAGGGGTCCCTGACGGATGGTGGGTGGCGCCTGCTGGCTGAACAGAGCCTGCAATATGTCTGCTGCCTGAGGCGCCGCGGGTTGATTAGCTGGATGGTTTCTGCAGATCCCGCCGAGGCCGCATCGATTGCAGTCCGGCGAGAAACAAGGTGGTCCTTTCATTCTTTCTCAATTCCTTCTTAAACTTGGGTGCACATAGCTGTGGTCGCGTTGCGTCAACACGTCTCCTTTCGCCACGCCTACGCTCGGGTAGCTGTTGAGGCTCACGGTTTCAGCCCGCTCACGGTCCCGGAAAGAAGATTGCCACATGGCGCCGCGAATGATGCCTTGAACCATAGCGTAGGGAGAAAGAGCTTTCTGCAGACGTTCTTGCCGGCGCATTTCATGTCTGCGTCGGCTGGCGTATCCGCGATGCTTTCTGCTGGTAGACTGCGCGATCGGCTGATTCCGGAGTTCAAACCAGAGTTGCATGGCTAAAGAGACAGCTCCTTAAGAGAGCCTTACGCAACGTTCCACGCTATTTTGCGGGAGAAGCCTAGGGCCCGGGGTTATTTATCGCTTTGCACACCCTTGCGGCAAAGGCACGCATGTTCCGCTCGGTCAGGCGACGGTACGGCAGCCGGAGAGGATAGATGTGCATTTCACGCAGCTGCCGGTCGACCCAAGCATCTTTCTCCTTTTGCTTCTCTGACCGAGCGTGGATCGGCCCATCCATGAAGACGGCGACTGCGACCCAGTCGTCTTTCGGCGGGTCCAGCTCATAGTACTGGTCGGCGCTTGTGATCAGGCGGAAGATAGGGTGGTTGATGAAGTCGGGATGCACGCGCATCTTTTCCAGAAAGATGAGCTGGTCCACTTCACCCTTGCTCTGATATCTGTCGTGGCTGAAAGGGCGCTTGCTTTCTGGAACAGTCATCTAGCAGATCAGGCTCCCACATGCGGATGGGCATGGAAATAAGGCGAGGCATTCGGCGGGGTGAAATCCGAGGGCTTGACAACTTTTCGAGCACGGTCAGAACTCGAAGGCCCCGAAACTCAGCCGGTTCAAAAAAGAACTTGGCGATGAGACGCATGCTGCGTTTGAGGTAGAGCGAAGGATCCAAGTAGTGCAGAGAGATAAGGCGGCCGCCAGTCGGCAAGGCCTCTTTCATCTGAATTAGTGCGGGTTTGGTGTTCCAGAGGGTCACACCTTCATAGGGTGGATCCCAAATGATAGATCTGAAGTGACCTGACCGGATCGGTAGCCAGCAGTGGTCTGCTCTGATATCGGCCCTCTCATATAGGTCTAGTTTGATGTCTCCAAGAGGACTCTGACCGCTGCAGACATGAAGGCAGGGATGCAGGATCCACTTGATAATTTCATGTTCAATCAGCTGAGGGAAGCGCCAGCCGGGCCGATACGACTCCTTAGACTTGCCCTTGAGAAACCGACGCTTCCTTCTGATCTTCCTCATCTTTCGGTGCCTCTTTGAATTCCTTGACGTAGACTGTGGCGCCTCTCAGAAGGGTTCGGGACTTCACTCGAACAGCCAGGTAGCAGGGGTAGTGGTGGCAGCTGGCGTGCACCCTGTTCGCCCAGAGACTGTGGGGCTGCACGTACAGCTGGCCTTTCATGATGGGCTTGTGGCAGACCATGCAGTCGCCCAAGTTCTTCGTTGCCCTGTGCAGGCCGCCGCTCACTCGAGCATGGTCACAAGGAATGCCTGTGGTTGTGTAGGTGGGTTTCGGGTCGTCGTGTGCTTGGGTACGCTTGATTTCTGTGATGAGCCAATATCTTCTACGATATCTCTTCATTTCTTTTTCCACCAGCTTGCCGGCGCAGTCTCCACTTGATCAGGACGTATGCGAGCCCTTGTTGTCCATCGTCCAGATCGGGGTGCCACCATCGTGCATCATAGTCTGCGAGTCCTCGCCAGTACAGGCGCCGGGCGATCCAGTACTTCAGGCGCAGCCACAGTTGGTAGATCATGGCTGTTGGTTCCTCTCATGGAGCTTCCCAATCTTGGCCTTGGCAAAGTCCAAGTATGCTCTTTCCTGCGAGGTTAGCTCAGCATATTCTTGATCAGTCATGAGCCGAAGCCCGTCTTTGGTGTACACTAACAGTGCGGTGCAGGAGAAGCAGACTGAAAGATCGCCTTCGGCCGGCTTGGCTTCCATCTCTCCACTCACAGAGGTATGCGCATCCAGAAGATCGCCGCATTTTGGGCAGCGTCCTCGGTTTTCCTGATGCGCCCAGCTAGGTGCGCTCATCTTCTCTCACCATGTACTTCAGGACGAGCGGCCCCGGCTTAGGAAAGACCTTGTTGAGTTTGGGGTACACTGCGTACTTCTCCAGCACCACCATCCTTCGGCCTGTGACAGTCTTCATGCGCACCGGGAAACGAACCAACAGCCAGGCGGGAAAGTACTGGCGTTTGAAGGCTTGCCACCATCCGTCCGGGTACTCAAAGGGAAAGGTGACGTCGTAGCTTTCCGGCCCCAAGTCCTCAGCCAGCACGCAGCTTCTCAGGCTTAGAACCATCTGCCGAAGCAGTATGTGATAGTACGTGCTCAGCTTCAAGTCATGCTTGAGTTGGGTCAGGTCAGCCACGGATTCTTCAGCCACTACGGCCAGCTTCTGGATCAGAACTTCTTCAAGATGGGGGTCGATCATTGTCTTATACGGACTTGCCATTACTTTCACTCTTCTCTCTCTTTCTTTGTGTGTGTGTGTGACAGAATGTCTTGGGTTTGTGGGGGCACTATGCCATTTCCTTTAACGGCGTTAATCTCCCACCGACTTTCTTCCAACCGAATATCTAGGAAGTAGTCTCGGTAGGCCCGAGCAAGCCAGTACTGCTTCCAGACAGGCACATGAACTTCCAGCTCTATTTCGCCCATGCTGACATCGCCACCCTTGTCGCGCACATGAGCCACAATACGGTTCATCAACGCAATGTTGCTAAGTCTCATTTCTCTCTCACACACACACAAGTTGCAGTGGAAGTAGAGGGGTCTGGGCCGCCAAGGCAAGCAGGTAAGGCACCCACTGGCCGTTCATCCGGGTCACCGCTTCACTGGACTTGAGCCACGTGTGGCAAGGCACGCAAAGGAAGTGTCGGTCGTATTTGCTGACGCCGACTCGTTGATGGGGTCGGCGCTCTTTGTGGTCGTGGGGGTTCATTCGAAGGGCTTTGTGGCAGCTTGGATCAGGGCAATGCGGACGAATCAAAGTTACCATTCCGCCGGCACCTCTCCTTCATACGCCGCCAAGAGAGTTCTTCCCTCGGACCAATCCCACTTCTTGACCATGGCGTCGGGGCATCCTGTGCACCTTTCCTTGCTCGTGATTCGGAAGCCCCTGTGATGTCTTGGACACTGGGAGTCGGCCATGCAGTGAATCTGGGGCTGAGTCATGTCGGCAGCCTCGTTTGTCCTCTGAGCTTCTCGTCGCAGCCCTGAATGAACTCATCCAGCAGGTCTAGAAACTTGCGGCATTCGTCTAGGCCTTGGAAGCCTTGCACGATGACGCGCACCTTGTTGCCTCGCTCACTCACATCAATCGTACGTTTCACAATCTCGATCAGTTCCATGTGAATCACCCCCTGAGTTCATTGAGCTCTTCCTCAGCGGTCACTCTCACCCGTAGAGACTCAAAGTACTTCGCCTGATAGTCTGACATGTTCTTTTGGCATGCCTTAACCGTTTCAGTCAGAAACTCCGTGCGTTCTTTCCATTCTTCGTCACTCATAGGAACTATAACGGTCACAAGGCCACCGCACTTTTGGCAGGTTCCTTTTCTCCTAATCATGTGGCTCATTGATTCATCGCCTCGCTTCAGGTTTTAGGGGCCGGCTCGGGCTGCCAAGAAGGGGATCGCGTGTCTCAGAGAATTGACTTGGCGACGACTGAGGCGCCGAGCCTGGCTCTCCCCGGTTGACGCAAGGCGGATCCACAAAGCGCCGGTACTTCTCCTCACGCTCCCGCTGCTTCATATAGCTCTGGCAGCACTCGCAGTGCAGAGACAGGTGAAAGAGCCAGTGGCATCTGGTTTTGACTGGCCGGCCGCAGATCTCGCAAGGCTGATCTGTATGAATCAGGTCGGTGCATCTGAAGCAGTGGCTGCGAATTCTGCGTGCGAAGGTTTCAGGCGACATAAGAAACTCCTGCTGGTAGCTCGATTCGCTCATAGTTCCACCGTCGCTCGTTCTATTCCGCATCCAAAGCAAACAACGATCACTCGGGAGTTAGTCAAAGATCCTGATGCCTTGACCATGTTGGAACCGCACTCAGGGCAGGCCCCGCTGATGGTCACGGCGCCAATCTGAACTGGGAGAGTGATTGTTACCGTGCCTGATATTCGTGGAAGACTCATGGTTTCTTGCCTCGCCTTTTGATGATGGCTCGCTGATATCGCTCGATCAGGTCCAAGTCCAGCCGGCCCGAAAGCAGGCGCTGCTTTAGTTCGTAGTTCTTTCTGGAGTCGTAGCGGCCGCCGCGTATATACCGCCGTACATATGTGGTCAAGTTTCTGGGAAGAAGCCCTCGGTACTGGCGCCTCATAGCTTTCTCCTCTTCATTTCTTCTTCAACGCGATCTAGCCTGCGTTCAAGCTGAACGAGCACGCGTGCGGTGTGCGCCCATGCTGCAAATCCTAACCACCATTTCCACAGGCAGTATCCGCCGACTCCTATTCCCATCAGGGCTGCGGAAGTGAGCAACAGTTCAACAGTCATGGTTTCGTTTCTCCTTGAGCCATTGCCCTGCTTTCCGGGCCTTGAATCGCTTCTTGCAGGCTGCACAGTTGTCCGGCGACGCTTCCTTGCCTTGCTCCAAAGCTCCGAAGTAGAAACCCCAAGACCCGCAGAGGGACCTGGAGTCCACAAAATAGTGCCACTTTCTGCTCTCAAGCGGTTTACCCCAGCCTTCCTTGACAGTTTTAGTCGTTTTAGTCATGAGGATCAGACGGGCTCGGTGCCGGGGGCAAGTCCTGACGCCTGACTCTGACACGTAGGTCGAATCATGCATACAGCCAGGATAGTCGCACTTCTCATTCATTTTGATTTCCTCGCACCGCTTCCAGACCCGCCAGAGCACGCTTCTTTTCCTTCAACCCGTTCAAGGCAAGTTCGGCGTCGACTCCGCAGGGTTCGCAAAGCTGTTCCTCAAACCATTCCATGAAGTCATCGCTCCTCTTCATTTTTGCCTTCATGTTGAGAAGGCGCTGAGGCTTGTCGGTGATGTCTTTGCCGCACCAATCGCAGAAACGCCTGTCGACCATGTCACTTGCCCCCCCGAGGTGGCCACGGTATGCGTCCAAGCAGATCCCTGTTGTCGCCGCTGATGATGTAGCTGTAGGCACCGCACCTGCGCCATTTCTGACTCATCTGATCCATCTCGGCGATGAACTGTTTGATGGCAAGGATCACTTCAACTTCTTTTCGGTAGCACCACTGGTAGCCTTTCTCGTTTGGAACGCTCCATGACGATATTCCGTTCAGAAGCGATTCCACATTCACATCAGGTTGAGTTATTGGCGGTTGCGGGGGCTGCACAGGCTGCTTGGCCGGTGCGGGTCGTGTAGGCGGTGCACTCGATGGGGGCCGCACATCCGGCTGCTTCTGCGCATCTTCCAAATAGGCAGCTTTGGCCTCTCCGATCAGCACATTCAGGTCGGTTTGAAGTTCGTGCGCAAAATCCAGTCGTTTCTTGCCTATGGGCGTCTCTTCGAAGAAACCAACTTTCACATACTCAAACTCACCTGGCGCCACTTGGCTAGGAACAGGAATCGTTCTTCCCACATGGACTACGCGTGTCAGATGACTCTTCGCTATAACCTCGTCCATGTACTTCTTGAGTTCTTCAAAGGCTTCTGGATGACCCATCACGCCTTACCTCGCTTGGCTCGGACCACACGGATCTCGTCTGCATTAACCGCAAGAATCGCGCCTCGAGGGCGGAGCTTTATTTGCAGCAAGCAGATTCCTTTCCGGAGAGCGAATAGAACTTTGTTCATTCTTGCTCCTCGCTCCCCTCTTGGTCGTTGTCTCGGACACCTTCCCGGCTGAGCCGGTGAGGTGGTTCCGGTCGACTGTTCGTACTCATCTCAGTCGCCATGTCCGTTAAGCTGCGGACGCCCTATATAACTGCTTTTGATGGCTACATGAACTGGCTGAGAACTCGACTTTTCTCGGGGTCGCGCTTTGTTTCTGTCGACAACGGCGGCCGAAGAGAGTCCAGGTAGATCAGGAAGCGGTCAGCTGACCATGCCTGCTCCGAGGGGATCTCGAGATAGGTTTCAGGGCCGCCTCGAATTGACACCTTGACTGTTCCGTATCGGTACGGGTCATCAAGGAGAATGAAGCGCACTAATCTCAAGTCAGGCAAGACGTGAGCGGCCCATGTCTCTTTGTCTCGGTGCTTCAGGGCCCAGCCGAACTTGTCAGGCCGAATCCACAGGGGAGAATCGAACGTTAAAGGCTTCGACGTTCCTGTCACTTCCAGGAAGAGTTCTCGGCTCAGACCTAGAACTTGCAGATCTGGAATCCCGGGTTCGGACGGCATCTCTTGGGCCTTGCGGGTGCTTTCCGCATAGAAGCCGAAGCCGCAAACGGTGTGCCCCGCGTCCTGCAGCACCTTCTTGACAATGTCGACTCTGCGCTTTCCTTCAACCCAATCGCCCTGATATTTGGCTCTCCAAGCATCATAGACTTGTCTTTTCGAGCTATGCCTTGCACGGTTCATGTCTACCTTCACCGGCCCGTCAGGCGTCCCGTCGCTCATAGTCCTGTCAAGCTCCGCTAGACGCAGTCAAAGTATATAAAACGATTTTTCGCGTACATAAGGATCACATATAAGGAGCTTCAAGAACAAGCCCTCTAGCACCATGGTGCTGCAGCCGTTTCAGGGCATCATTCCGCCCTCTTTCCTGAGTTTTCGGGCGCCGAAAAGTGCGCAGCTAGGCGGAAAGAGCGTCCGCAGACTTGCCGACACTGCAAATCAAAGGCGGCGACTTTCTCTTTCCGTCAGCATGCGTCGACAAGCCGGCGATGCACTTGGACCAAAACGTGCCTCTCGGCCTTGCAGGAAGGCCGCGCATTGCTCGTTGCATTCTCGCGTCTTGTCGTAGGCGCAGTATCTCGTCTTGGTGGAACTCATCTTCCGTTCACTCTCATCACGGCAACATTGCATCATGTATCTCATAAATCATGTAGGCGCAGGTGGCTGGGTCTGGAAAGTATTGGCAAAGATAGGTGTTTAAACTGATGACCTTTGTTTTGAGGTCAGAGGGGTCAAGGCAGAAGCGGCCATATGAGTTTGCTCCCCTAGACATCCACGTGCCGAAATTTCCAACTCGATGATTTTGGTTTTCCTTAGCGAAGAACACGCCATAATCGTCTGGACCGATCAACCAATCGCGGTTAGTGATTCCCGCAGCCAAGAGATAATCCAGATAGGGCACCTCAAGAGTGATGTCGCCATCCAGACAGAAGAAAGCATACGTGTCTGAGTAAGGATAGTCGCGATCAACCCGTTCCGCAATCCAATGCCGGTCTTGACTGTCAATCACCAGACCACCAATAGAGGCGCTTGGAGCGAGCGTGTGTTCTATTATCTCGGTCCATTCCGGATCATCACTCATCCCCAAATTGCAGACCGCATATTTGTATCCCCCAGCGTAATAACGACCAAGCCCCCACAGCACACCGAGCTGAGTGCAACACAACTGCCGGATTTCCCCCGGGGGGCTCACATAATCCGTTTCTATTTCCAGCACTTTCTCGAAGGTTTTTGTGTCCAACTTTTCTCTGAACAGAACTTCCGTGCAGGGGCCGGGATATGTTCCTGTTGCTCCTCTTCCCCACGCTCGTCCTTTCTCATCCAAGCAGGAGCGATAAGCATCATCGAATCCATAGATATCTCTGAAGTCGTCCGGAATCAGAACATACTTGTCAAATGTGGCAACTACTCCTGTACCTGCTCCTGCGCCACCCATCACCACCACGGGCACGGAGCCGCTTCTTCCCACCTTTCTCCGCATCAAGTCGTCTATGTCGTCCTGTACGTCAGCCACCATTTTTCCTAAGCCCGGTCTGGTTTGGAGACGATATTTGGTCAAGTTTTTTCCCATCCTTTGATGATTCTGGTCCAGCCTCTTCTCTTTGATATGCTATGCTTAATGGTTCTTGCCACCATCTCTGTACCGTTCAAAGTGAATGTCTGAGCGATGGGAATATCCACTTTGCCCACGGTTTCGATGTCAGTGTATTTCTGGGGCATGCGCTCGTTCTCGGCTTGGCAAGCCGCCCACGCCTTTGCCCAGCTGTAGCTTTTCGCCCATGGCTCAAACAGATGCTTCGACTTCACGATCGTATCTGCCGCATCCATGTGCTTGACGACGAGAGGCTTCACGAACCGCAGCCCATCTATCTCTCCATAAAAGATGCTGTCGAGTGGTCCGGATGCGGGAAAGTTGAAGCAGAACCTGAGCTCAGACACGTTCTCCCAGTAGGGCGCCGCATCCTCGGTTGGGCTGACTAGGCGCCACTGCTCGTCTCCCGTGCCTACGGCGCTGCCGGGGCCGAACGGGTGCTCGAACCATGTCCAGGTGCCCGGTACGTCGCCTAAAGGTGCAATGCTTTTCTCGTCTGTTTTGATGGTGACCGTGTCGACTCCCAGTTTGGGCTCTGTGGTGACCACTTCAAGCCTGAAGGTAATGTTCTGTTCGACCCCCGGGCGATAACCCACATAGAGTCCTATCTTGTTGATTTCTCCCTGGTACTCCAAGTCGTCGTCAGGGTAGTCTGCGATGTTGGTGATGTTGTAGGTGTTGAAGCCGCCTGCCGGGTCCTGCCCGGGCCACTTGCCTGAAGCGAGAGGAAAACGCATGTAGAAGTATCCGGTCCACGGGTCCTCAAAAGAGGCGAATATGGCTCGCGTGCTTTGGATAGCTTCCTTCGTCACATAGTACCCTGCGTCGGCTTGCACGTCGACGCAGTTAGGTCCCTCAAGGTAGTCCTCAGTGTTCAGCTCGCTCCATGGATCCTCACGCCATGGGGCTCCGTTATGCTGGGCGCCGTAGCCAAGCTCCATCTCAAGAGGAAGCGAGCCACAGTATTGGTCTCCAAAGACCACAAACATAGTGCGTACCGGAAGCGAATCTATCACTGGCACAATTCGTTTGCAGTCGCCGGTGAGTAAGGCTACGCCGCTGCTCCGGTACCCTATCTCCTCAAAGTAGAGCTGCTTCGAGCTGTTCACATAATAGTCGAAGAAGGTGTCGTAGCCGCTGAAAGCCTCAGGCAGGCCTAGAAGCTCACCCAGCTCCTGCAGCATGCGAATATGAGATTTGCCTTCCTGCTGCATGGTGACGTAGGGCGGCTGACTGCTGGGCGCTCGGTTGCTACCAATGGAGATAGTTGGATCCGCTGAGCCTTTCAGCGCATTATAGCTTTGCACAATTTCAGCCACTGCGTAGTCTGCCTTGTTGTTGACAAAATGCAGGTTGCCAACGACGTCCGCCATAGAGGCGATGTAGCCTCGCGCCACCACTTCCAGCTTGACTCCTTCCCGCTTGCTACGCGGCCTGCGCGGGGTGTCAATGTATCCGCTGAAAAGGTTCACGCCGTTCACGATGGCAATTAGCTCATCATGCCAGTCCACAGTGCTGTATTTGTCGCCTCGATTGCTCAGGATCAAAACGGCGTTCGGTATGACTTGGCTAACCGATTGCTCTACATCAAGACTGATGAAGTCGTTCTTCACGTTTGCGCCGCCGAGAGTCAGCGTGTTTATGGTAGGTCGGTTTCCAGCCATGTATGCTACGCAGCTACATATCTTCTTAGCTCGATGCTGAAGCTCCAGACATGGGGAAGGCCACCCACATAGTCGAAGGTCATGCTTTCAATCGCCAACTTATCCACGCTGGTTATCGTGGCATCGTTATCGTCCGTTTGGGTCAGGGTCACATAGCCGTTGTTGCTGGTGTCAATCTGCACTTGATCAAAGAAACTTCTCAAAGTATCTTTCTGAGCGTCGGTGCAGCGCCCCTGAAGAAGCCAGGGGGGAGACTCGCTGCCCATGTCCTGCCCCTCATCGCCTTCCCTGTTCACAATCTCGTGCCTTGCAATGATGCGGCTTGGGGATTCCCGCTGCAGATTAGTTGGATGAGTCAAGGTGAGAGAGGAGACAAGTGTATGCGCAATGGTGGTTGTGGCAGCCATGTTTTCACGCTCTATACTTGCGATATCTCCGATAAGGCTGATCGTCCAGGAGCTCTTCCTCGTCCGCCCGAGTTCTGATTTCGTTGGCTCGAACCGAGATGTAGGTGCCGCCGCCTGTGCGGTAGGGCCCGAAGGTGCTGGGTTCGGGTTTGGCTGCGGCCGCAGCCTTGGGACTGAAGCCGCCTGCAGCCGCGTAGCCCACTAAGCCACCGATCAGGGCTGCTCCGGCGATGGCTGCTATTCCCAAAGGTCCACCTAGCGCTGCAAGGTTCATGGCGTGAAAGCTGGCTGTTGTGGCCGCGTTCTGAGTGGCCAAGGCTGCGCCAGCTACTCGAGTCGCCATCATACCAAGCCGAACCATGCTCAAGGCTTGAGCGACTTCAGTGAGACCAGCCATTCTTGAAGCCACTGCGGTGACCCGCAGTATTCGTTCAGGTCCTGCTGACAGGTTTGATCACTTCCAATTTCTCTCTAAGGTACTCTGCAGCCAGCGCCCATTCTTGCTCTGAAAGGTGGCTGAGCTCATTCAGGGACCGATGGAACACCTCGAACGCTATGGCGCATTTCAGGAAGCCTCTAGGGCTTTGGACGAAATTTTCTGATGTCTTCCAGCTGGCTGTCACTCACCTGGCTGAGTTCAAGGATCTTCATGAACAGGGTGCGTTTCAAGGCTTCGCTGAGAGGCATTGTTTCAGCCGTGTGGCCCGTAGCCAGTAGGATGCATCGGTCCATTACTTCTCCGAACTGCGCCAGCTGCTCTTCAGACAGCTGCACCGTCCACGCTTTCTCCATATCAGTCAAGTCGGGGCTTATCTTCCGAGCCATGCTTCGAAGCTCACTCAGCTGCGGGTCAAGCAGCCGCCGAGCCTTAACCGACACCGGCTCTTCCTGATCCAGCATCTTCAAATCAATAATGACTATTCTCTTCAAGAGCCCTTGCATGGCTTCAGACTCTTCCGCCAGCTCTTTGTCCGACTTCTCCAGCGCAGCCAGAATCTTAGCCTGTTCCTTCTCAATGTCAAGTTTAGGTGGTCCCAAGGAATCTCACCCCCTACGGCTCGTAATATGGGCTGGGATATCGATCCAGCACGTTTTCAATCGCCCGATCGACCGCCAGCATGATGTCAAACATCTTTGCCATAAATGTGTTATGCAGCACAGGGTACGGCAAGGTGCCCGGGTGAAGCACTCGCCTAGCGAACACTTCTTTGCCTTCCGGCGTGAAGAAGTGCAGCGCTTTGGCTCGGACCGGTTCAATCACATGGGGCAGGCTGCCGCCCTCTATGATGTGTCCGTACTCGCTTAAGGTGCCTAGCTCCAGTGTGGTGTCGTCTGCCCAGCAGTAGATGCTGTCTCGGTAGGCGCCGGTGCGCACCGGAGCCAGTAGCTTTGCGTACTGCTCAATCTCTGGCGCTAAGGCTTGGAATTCCTCTGCGATGGCGTCATGAATCTCAGGCTCGGCTGTGCCGTAGACAGCGATTGCCTCGTCTACGCCACTCATCTCAAGCTGCACAGACAAATGTATCACTTAGGGACCGAACTGTGGCTTTGAGGTTAATCTGCCGCTTCCGGTAAGTTTGACTGAGCCGTCGCCGCCGGATTCTCCTACTCTTCGCAGCCTGAAAATCTTAGCGGTCACGGTGACGCGTTTGATCACCGGGCTGGCTTGCGTGTCCACATCATCTGCCTTGATCGTGACTTCAGGCAGCTCGTACGTGGTGTTATCTGGCGATATGAGGGCGAGAAGCGCATCCGTAGTGAACAGCCACTCGAATTCGAACCGACCGTCTAGTCCGCCAGTGAGCACCCATGGAACCTGGCTACCGTTCACATAGTCCAATATTTCTTGGTAGCCCATATCCATGGTCCAGTTCTTACCTGCCGCGATAAAATACTCGGTCATGCCCAGCGTCACGTAGAGTTTCGCAACCTTGCCTGTCGCAGTCTTCGTTGCGGATCCTATTGTCGTCGTCATAACGATATCACTTTCATGCTTCTCCGGACATGACTAGGCACTCAAAGGTGAGCGTGTTGTACGCCAGCATCTTCGTGGGCGGAACTGGATATCGGTCGCTCACCAGCTTATGCTCCTTCCAGCCTGTGCCGTTGAAGCTGGCGGAGAACAGGTAGGCGTTAATTCGGTCGTGGATAACCTTGCAGAGGTCCCGGGCATCAGTGTCCTCATTCTTCCCCGTCTTACAGATTATGTCGATTCCGATATAGTCTAGGTTTGAGAGAATGGCGCCGCCATTGCACCACTGTGAAGTGCCACAGCGTTCCTTTCTGATGATGACCAGCTGGTTCGGTTGAAGCCGCCCCGTCTTGTCAATGGCGCCCTGGCGGCGACGCTTCTCGATCAGCAGGCCTTGGATGGCGCTTAGGGTTGCGTCTGCCTTAAGGTCGTCATAGAACTCCTGCACCATGTCCGGCTGCAGCAGCGTCATACCACTCCCACCGGCCTCGAGACGTATCCTGCAAGATCCCGCTTTATGTCTTCCTGCAGCTGCCGGATCAGGTTCTCATAGGGGCTCGGCTGATAAGTTTCTGAGACTCCTGCAAGCGTGGTGGCCGTGGTGCCCTGGGCGACTGCGACCCCTTTCTTCCGAAGCAGGTCTATGACCACAAGTTTGATGCATGCATCTTTGATTGACTCGGGCGTGGTCTCATGGCCGTAGGTGTACACGACCTCGATGTTGCTGATGCCTTTGCCGAACGTGTTGTAGTAGTCAAACTCGCTTCCTCGCAGGAAATACCCTGAGGTGCTAAGATAAGGCCAAGAGAAGGCGCTTGAGGGCCAGCGAGGGCTTAACCAATAGCTGATGGGGGGCAGCGCGATCGTGCCGATCTCCTTATCCAAAATCAAATCCGCTTCCGCAGCAGTCCTGACAAGCTGATTGTTGTAGTTGTAGATTTTCACCGAAGTCACAGAGATGATCGGCCAGTGGCGCAGGATCAGCTTCTGTTGGCCGCTTCCATCATATCTCTCTGTCAGCGGGGTGGACCTGAACTTGTTTCTGCAGAACCGTTCAATGTGGTCCATGGCTCGGTTGATGAGCTTCTGAATCTCAGGCTCATCGCTAACATCTTCGAGGTCCAGATCGGTCAGGTACTCCTGAACCTCTGCTATGGAGCAGTAGTCGCCTGTGACCGTGGGTTTGAACCCCCTAACTGGTAACGTAGTAGAACGCCGTGTAGCCTCGGCCCTTCGCATACACTATGCTTGTGACCCCGGTGGGGGCCAGTGCATTCAGGGCGGTGATGAGGCCTGCGACGGTTGAATTTGAGATTTGACCGTATGTGGTCGTCATCAATTTCACTTCTCATAGATGATTGCTATTCCTTTATCCGACCATGGAAATACTGCGATGATGCTGGTCGGATCATGCTTGTTGAGGAATTTGGCTGCGTCGTCCGGTGAAGGTACGATTTCAGCCTTGTATTCTCCCATTACTTTCACTCATCTCTCGCGGTCGGATCGATACGGATCCCAAAGAAAGGCGGGATATCAGTTTCTGAGACTTTAGACTATGCAGGCGGCGTCTTTGCAGGCGCCGGTGTTGCTGGTTTCGGATGGCATTCGGGGCAGACTGGGCCTTGGCTCTTAGGCCAACTGGCGCCGCAGTCGCAGGCGTACTCCGTGAACACATGCTCAACGGCCTTCGTCCGCTTTGTTGGCTGCTCATCCGGCTCATCGTTTGTGGCTCTTGGTTTAGGTGGCATTTCGATCTACTCCTCAGCGTACTTGGTTCCACCCGACAGCGCGTAGTAGTTGTTGCTCCAGTAGTTGGTTCCTGAGCCTTTGACGTAGGCTGTGGTCGGGGTTGCGTGCCCCACATCGTTGTTGCGAATGAAGTTTCCGCTCGGATTTCCACCCAAGTCTATGCCGCCTGTCAGAGTGTGTCCGTAGCCTACTCCGCCTGGTGACTTCTGCAGAATCGCATTGCGGTTTATGTCGCACTCAAGCGTGTAGGTATCGTAGGCATAGAAGCCTTTGCCACAGCTGAACATGCGGTTGTCATCGATGATGGCTTTGTGGAAGTATCGGCTGGATCCTGCACCTGCCTTGATTGCTCTGTAGCAGTAGAGGAACTGGTTTCTGAGGATGACTGGTGCCTCGGCTCCTTCGATTAGGATGCCGTTGCTGTACATGCCGGTGATGTCTCCGTTAGCGTTGGCTCCGATGAACTGGTTGTTCACGATCGCCAGGTCGGTCGGGTTCGTGGAGTAGATGTAGGACTCTTCTGAGCCCAAGGCGTATTCTGAGGGCATGTAGAACTTGATGCCTTCCACGCTGCAGTTGCTGCGCGTGATTTTGAGGGCGGTCTTGCTGGCATAGCCAGTTGAAGGCCCACAGACAAGACAGGAGTCTCCGCCCCCGCCGTGTCCAAACCATGAGCCTGCTCCAATCAGGTGCAGCCCTTCTACGTCTAGGGATTGCATCGCTGTTTGAGCTAGGCCGGTTGTGGTTCTGCCTTGAAGCACTAGAGCGAAGTGCCTTCCTTTGGCGGAGTCATTGTCTCCGCCGTAGCACCTGTCCACCGCTCCGTTGATGGTTTTACAGGCTTTCTTCAGCGTGGTTCCCGGGTTGCCGTCTGCGCCGCGCTCCGTGTCAATGTAGATGACCTTGTCGAATAGCATGGCGGTTTCGGCTCTCACGAGTGAGCCGAAGGTTTGCCCTGCACGCATCTGAACGCTTCTATACCAGAGATCTGCGGTTCCGGTCAAATTCAGCCTCTCCTTTGCCTATGCTATGCGATCCCGTAGATCCGGGCCATCTTCGAGGTCCCGGTCGTTGTGACGGGCCAGCTGTTGTTGTTGTATGTCTGCGCGTATGCCTGAGTCTTATCGATGATGTTGGCGAACTTCTTGATGACAAACGGCTGACTCAAAGCTGCTTTCGGAAGCATCTCCATGGTCGAGTCCAACAGCATTCTTTGGGCGAGGAACTTGGTGTCCAAGAAAAGCACTTCACGAGCGGCCGCTGTCACAGGCATGAACTTGCTTGCCACTATCGGCATTGTGCCGTAGGGCGTATGCCAAGCCAGCGCTTTCAGTCCCCACGCGATCTCCGTTTCCGGATTCACATACATGAGGACTCCCATCATGAATTGCTTGATTTTCTGCCAAGTCCACAGGTCAGTTATGCACAGGTTGTATTTCACGTTTCGAGATGCTCCGTCTGCAATCGCCTTGTCAATATCCGTGTCGTCAATGTCGCTGTTGTTCTTGTCGTAGTTCTGATCAGCCTCACCAGAAGGCAAGCCTGCCACGGTCTGCGTGGTGTAGATCTCCGCACGGATGCCTACGAAGCCGTTCGAAGAGGCTCCCAGGCTTGAAGACCCGTTCAGGATCTCGTTCTCCCACGCTTCGTTCAAGCTCCAAGTCTTGTTCCGGACTTCCAGCGCCCTCGCATCTCGGCTCGGGTACTGGCTGCCCATCGTGGCTATGGCGACGTCGGTCCATCCGCCTGGCGAGATCAAGATGCCGATGGTCTTCGTGGCGTTCTTGTACGTGTCATCTCCCGGCGTGATGGTGCTGACTGTCTCCGTGGTGAATATGGCTGCGGCACGAGCCGTCAGAATGTCGTATGATGCGACCTTGCCCCGGGAAGTTTCCTGCGGAACAAGCTCCATGATCGGACATTCCTTCCGAGTCGTGTCGATGATCTCCTGGTCGGTCGTGGTGTGCACTATGGCTGCCGTGGAGTCAAGGTAGCCTTTGGTGCGTAGCTGAGGCGCCTGAATGCCGTTTCTAGTCCACTTCCAGAAGCCTTGACGGAAGTCGTCTCGAGTGACAATGCGGCCCGTCAGAGGGTCCTTGACCCATCGTCCGTTGAGTCCCAAATAGATCGGTGTGCCGTCTGGCACAGCCGCGGGACCCACCATGAGGCGGGCCATCTGCTCCCAGCGGGCTGACTCGTCTGGGCCGAAGCCCACCGCCCTCACTTGTTTGAGGGTGGGCGAGAAGCCTGGCTGAGCGACTTGAACGGGCTTGAATTGGAACGCTTCTCTCAGCTGAGCGACCTGTTGAGGCGACATGTGTTTGTCGCGGTACGCGGGGTGCGCCAGTTGCATTCTCAAAGCCTGCTCACTTAGATCTGTAGCTGCCATCTTTCATCAACCTCTGTATGCGTCGATGATGTCAAGCTGGCTCTCGATTGAGCCGTCATCGTTAGCGATGCGTTGAGCTGCTCTGATGCCTTCAGGCATAGGTCCGGATTCCTCGTTGAATCCTTTCCGGAGTATTCGCTGCCTAGCCAATTCGTCGCCTATCGTCTTCCTGACGAGTTTCACGACGAATCGTCCGAGGCTTTTGGCTCCGATTTCCTGCGTGTCCACTTCGTCAACCCCAGGGTCGTCTGACTCTATGGCGGTGATGACGCGCTGCTTCTTGGGCTTGCCCATGGGGCCGTACACAACCTCTCCAAAGTCCTGCTCTTCAAGACTTGTTGAGGCGGTTTTCTCGCCCAAGATTTCCAGCGTGTCCTCATCGATGCCTTTGACATCGATCGGCACGCCCAGTGCCTTGCCTATCACTCCGAGTCCTTTACCCATGACTGCCATGTTCTTTGCTACTGTTGCCATCATTGTCTCCAGTCCTTTGACTCGTTCTTCCAGCTCCTCTTCCTCTTCCTCTCCTGGTACTTTGCCCCCCCTTCGCTGGATGGGATCTCCCCACTCGCCCAAGCCGGTTGAAGCCCGCTCGGCTGCGGTGGTGCCTGTTTGGCGGTCGAAGTCCCGTCTTTCAGCAGGGAAGCCAGGATCAGGGTCAGGATCGGGATCGGGATCGGGATCGGGATCGGGATCCGGATCAGGGTCCGGGTCAGGGTCTGGATCTGGGTCCTTTCTTCGGAATCGAAAGGTTTTCAAAGTTATTTTCTCCTTTTCATTACAGTTTGTCCGGTCCAGCCCACTCCCTTGAGCAGCACTGGACAGAACTTGGATGAATTAGCGAACGCCTTCACATAGACGCGAGTCGTAGTCGCGCCCTCGTTGGCAGGCGCCCGCACGAGTGAAGTTGCGAAGTACTTGATGCCGCTGATGGCGTTCACGATCTTGTCGCCCACGGTTTTCAGCACTTCGCAGCCAGGAAGAGGAATGAACTCCATCGAGAAGGCATTGCGGAACTTGTTTTTGAGTTCGTAGAAGGTGCGCTGGAAGTCGGGGTGCGCCTTGTTCATGAGCATGCGGGCCCAAAGCGCCGGCGTCGACCCTATCTTCACGATCTTGGATTTGATGAATCGGCCGATCGGCGGAGCATCATTGTACATCGGGCTTGCATAGGGCGACTTGTGGTCCAGCCAGACAAGGTTGTGAGGCGGCTGAATCATGGCCACTTGGGCTTGATGCAGCGCCGGCAGCTCAAGAAGGTCCCCCTGCAAGTCTTTGACAGGCATGTTGATGTACCCCTCGACGTAGACTTGGCCGGTGTGTGGATCCCCGACCGTCTTGAGTCTGGCAGGCATGAAGAGCGCGTATCGTCTCGAGACCATGGGGCGAAAGCTCTTGGTTCGGGCCGGCGACCATTCCGCTGCCTCACGGCCCATGCCCGCTCGAGTGGCGTGGTCCCGCACTATCTGCGCGACCTGTTGGTCGCTCATGGTCATGTGTTCTCGGCGCTCTTTCTCGAACTCTTCCTGCAGCCCTTTCAGGCTCATGAGCATTCGAACGACCGCCACCTGGGCCTCTCCGATTCCTTTCTCTTCTCGCCGGAGAATCTCCCGCTTCTTCTTTTCGTCCAGCTTGTTGTGCCAGACATCGCCGACTGTGGCTTGAGCACGCTCCGTAACCGTATCAGGCTTCCAGTCAGGATGAGCCTCGCGCAGGCTCTGCTTGACGTCACGCAGAGTCTGTCGGAACCACCGTTTGGGCGGTCTTTCAGGAATAGCGTTTCCTCTCCTTCTATGACTTGAACGGAGAAGTAATGGGCCTAGGGGCCATATCTGAATTGTTTTTGGGCGAATTACCCACAAAAAGAGGCTGAATCGTTACCTACTTCATGCAGCCATCGCATTCCCACTCTATGTCCTGCCCGTCCGGAGAGAGCACGATGTCGCCTTTCTCCCGCCACTTTTGGCAGGTCCTGCAGAGCCCGCCGGGGCGCCTAAGAATCGTCTGGACATGTTTGCTGCTTATCTGAAAGGACTTTGCCAGGTAACCTAAACTCGCCGTCTTTGAGCACAGCTTTATCAGCAGGCAGTCTCGGCTCGACAGCTTCCTGCGACGGTCGCCGTTCAGGGACTTTGTCGTATTTGCAGGGCTTGCCGGCGGCTTGGAGAAGGCAGGTCCACTCGGGGACAGGGGTAGGGTCGTCGTCAAGCCTGAGGCCGCCGAACAGGTTAATGCGGTACTCTGGGCAGCTGAAGCATTCCCACCGGTAGATGTGGACGGGCGCTTCTGTACGCCCTGCGTATCGGGCATGTTCTGGGTACATGGCTGTTCTACCATTTATCGACAACCCTTATAAGAATCTCCTTACTCTCCTTACTTCGGCGACTGAAATGAGCAAACAAAGATGTTCTTGCGGCTGGGTCTTATTTGAAGAGCCGCCCCCACCACACTGCTTGAACTCAAAGTGTCCGAACAGCCGAAAGCCCGACTTGAGTTGGCATGGAGACCGGTGAATGAAAGATGGGTGCTTTGATGCAGCTGACAATTCGCCGAGCTGTGCAAGACTGGGCTGCGCAGCAGGCGAAGTGGTGGGCTGATGAGCTTCTGATGTTGCGGGGGCGGGACCATGACTGAGAAGCAGAAAGTGATTGGGCTGGCAAAGCTCACGAGCAAGGGCCAAGTCACCATCCCCAAGGACGTGCGCGACCGGCTGAAGCTGAAGACCGGAGACAAGATCGCCTTTGTCTTGAAGGATGGCGACGTGTGGATCGGGGCCTGCGTCGGAATGGTGACCGCATGATGGACTCTCAGACATACGAGTATTGGCTGACCATTGTGACCAGCCGCATCTACACAAGGGACCGCTTCAGCAAGGAAGCTGGGCGCCTTGGCGTAAATCGCACCGTTCCAGCGGGCATCCTGAAAGAGCTCTGCTGGAAAGATTCGGTGCTGCTAGGCGACTGGACTGGTCGCAGAGCCAGACGCGTGGTTCACAAGTTGAAAGGCAAACCTGCGGTGGCAATCACAGCGCCCGAGGGCAGCCTTGAAGTATTCGCATACTTCACGGTCGACACCATCATTCCTGAAGGCTTCAGTGAGGAAGCTCACAAGGAATTCGTGGACAGCCTAGACGTAGCTGGAACCGTGGAAGCATCCGGACCGGTGCAGCGTGCGTGCGGCAGCTACACTCTCGGCGGCGGATATGAAGTTCGAGACTCCATCACCCAGGCAGTTGTGAAAGCCGAACTGGTGGCGGAGAAGCACCGGCTGAAGCTGAAGTGGTTCATGGGCGGACGCTTCTACCCAGTGGACCCGATTTCTGCGGGAGAAGGAAAGTGGACGATTGGCTACCGGAAGGTGCAGCTGGACAAAGCCATCACGCCGGGAGATACACAGGTCAACCACGTGCGCTTTCTAGAGGACTATGAGCGCCGGCGTCACCTGAAGAAGATTGATGCGGAGCGGCTGGACGGAGTGCAGATGGGGTTTGCCGAGTAAATGGAAACTCGAGAAGGACCGCTCCTGCAGAACCTGCGGACAAGTCTTTCCTCGAGACACGCCTTGTGGCATATTTCTCAGCCATGTCCAGCGCTGCCGACACCAAGCATCCCTTTATGACCGCATGAAGCACTTGGTGAGCGGCGTAGTCAACAGAATTATGGAGAGATGGGGGTTCTTGAAGGAATGAGCAGGCAGCGAAGGAAGGACCTGTGCCGAAAGATCAAGCTCCGCGCAGACGCTGAACAAGCTTTCCAGCGGAGCCTTCTGAGAGGCGTTCCTTTCGGCAGGGCGGCTTTGGCGTGCAGCTGGGGCGACCCGGCCACCCGGTTCGGCCGGCACTGGTACGACAGCAAGCCTTGGTGGCGACGCTTGATCTGGAAGCTACGCTGGATCCAGCTGTGGCAGTGGCTTCGATGGCAGTGGCTCAAGCTGCGCCGGAAGGTTGCGGAGTTCAGGTACTCGGACGAGTTCCACTTCGCCGTTGACAAGGAGACTTGAGAAAGATGAGTTATCAAATGATTGAGGTTGTTTGGAATCTCCTGGAGTCGAATGCATCCGAGAGATATTTCATTGATGCAGCTGAGGAACCGGCCTTTCTGATTGGTCGAGGTCCCTGGGCCATCAACAGCGAGTGGACGCTCTACATGAATCACGTAGCTGCCATAGGATCATTCACATCTTTAGGAAAAGCTAGAGAACAGCTGCTCAAGATGATTCAAGAAGCGAAGAAGCCGGTCAAGGTGTTCCGGGAAACTCGGCGGGGCAAAAAGTTCTTCGCTGAGAAAGAGGCTTGAGAACAGATGACGAACAGAAGGTGTGAATTTGCGGGATGCTTTGAACCAGCAACCAGAACACTGCGGCAGTTCATAATCACTTGGCATCTTTGCGAGAAACATCATGCAGCGTTGACTCACAAGGAGGCTTGAGAGGATGGGTAAAGTAAGGTGGGAAACATGCAGGCGGTGTGGTGCAAGAGTTAGAGCGAAACGCGATGGAACATTCAGATTGTGGTATCTTCCCTATCACAAGAATCCTAAGACCAAGCAACTATGCGGCTGCATAGACTTCGGTGAGGCTTGAGAATAAATGAGTCGCCCTAGTTGCTTCGGACATTATGATGTTCGCAACGGTGACTGTTACTATTGCTTGTTCAAGGAAAGATGCAAGAAGGAGGCTTGAGAACAATGAATGTGCCTGACTGTTTCGGCTGGAACTTCACACAGGATTCCCCAGAATGCCAAGATTGCCCTCACACTGATACTTGCGAGAAAGTAATGCAAAAGGAGGCGGTCTGAGAAATGAGTACCGCACCAACGGCAACTGCCCCTGTTCCAGTAGTGATTCAAGAACCCACTTTCTGCCTTCTTTGTGGACAACAACACTTCATGTACGCACCTTTCTGTATGGAGTGCATTCGAAAACTCAGGAAGCTTTTGGAGATCAACTACAGTTATGCCGGAGGTCAATATTTGCCTTGAGGTCTGAGGAATGAACCGCACCAAGAATACCACACGGGTGTGTTTAGAATGACCGCAACCAACCAACCAACCAACCAACCAACCAACTGTATGGTACATACATACCATACCATACAGTACGCTGCACGTGGTCCTTCTTTTCTTCGGTCCTTTCGTTGGCGAGACTTGGAAACCTACAACAAGTTCAAGGAACTCATGCAGCGAGAAGGAACCTCGGTTAGCCAAGCCCTATTCAACTACATGTTTGGCTACGTGCAGGACCATTATCCGGGCAACCCTCAGCCAGTGCTCGGCAAGTTTCTCGACCCGCCTCCTGCCAAAGCTGTCTGTCCTACTGGCGAAAAGAACGATTGCCCTCTACACCCTGAGATTTGTGTTCACCGGAAACGCTTTGCCTGTAAGTTTGACCCATGGGTGAAAAAGAAATGAACTTCGAACAGTATCTAGTCGAAGTCATCATTGAATGGTTCAAGACTGATGTGCCAGCTATACCTGAATGGTACACAAAAAACAAATTCCGCCTCAAATTTGTTCGAGAATATCAAATTCCAAAGGCATCTTGCAGAGTAGACCTAGCTGTTCTGTTTGACGATGCCCCTTTCTTCGTCTGGGAGGTAAAAGCATCTAGTTCTAAGGCAAACATCATGCGTGCCTACGAACAATGCTTAGAATACCGCGAGAAACTTCCCAAGAACTGCTATATCTTCATGGCTTTTCCCGTTTCACCTGACGAGGAAACGGATGTGGCCGACTCAATGAAACACATCGCCCGTCAAGCCTACGATAACAACATCCTTGTGGACTTCATTGATCCCGTGAGTAGGAGGGTAAAGGAATTTCCTCTCTACAAAAAATGGCGGGGTGAGGTATGAGTTTGGTGATACGGTTTTGGATAGGCAAGAAACAGCAGGAGACACAGACAAAATGAGCATACCTGATGAAGAAGAGTTTCCTGAAGAAGAATGGGCTGAAAACCCTGAAGACATTGAATCGGAAGAGGAAGAATGGAATTGAAGCAGAAGCCTCCGAAAATTCGCTGCGACCAATGCGGCGCATGGACCCGTGAACCATACCCTTTCGGCCAACAGCAGCTTTGCCCAACATGCTTCAGAAAAACGGCGAAAGGGATGTGACATGACTACCGTTCTTGAGTTTCAGCGATTGAAAGAGCCGGAGCCGAAGCCTAGGCCGTCGTGGAAAATGCGAGACATGGGCTTCCAAAAATGCAATTACTGCAAAAACTCGTTTCTGCCTTCCGAGTTCTGCGGGTGCGGCCAAGCCCAACCCCACTGCCAACCCTGCCACTTCATCCTAATCAAAAGGGGGTTCATCTCAAAATGAGTTGGAGCGAGATTCAAGCCTACGAACATGACCTTGAACTGAAAGGCGTGTTCCGAGATCCACACAGCCAGTTTCCTTTTCCCTGTCCGTTTTGCAATTCGAACTTTTGTTCTTGGCATGATTTGTGCTGTCATCGAACTAGGGGCCGTTGTGAGGGGCCGAGGCGCACCGCGGAGCAAGAGCTGAAACAAATAGTTCGGCTACGGTGACAAG